CGCCGAAAGTTGCGTTCGCACCCGAGCTAGACGGAACGACCTGCGATGCGTTAATCGTGCCGACGTAGGGAACCGAAGACGGGACCGGAGTCGGCCCCGCTTGCGCGAGTGCAACACTCGTAGCGGCCGCGAACCAAAGCGCGAGTGCTGAAAGTACTTTCTTCACGCGAACGTCCCCCACACGTTGACCTGTAGACCCCCGACGCCGCCACCGCCCGGCGTGAGCACGCGCAGCGTAAGCTCGCCACCGCTTGGGTAGATCGTGCTGGCAAGCGGCGTGAACTGATACACCGTTCCCGCCACGAGCAACTGCGAGGCAGTCGACGTCGAGAGCAAACAATTTCCCGCCGTTGCCGTAGCTCCGGCCGCCGTCTGCGTCGTGATCGCGACCTCACCGTACGCGACGTTAATTCCGGTCGGGGAGAGCAAGTTCGCGCACACCGCCGTCACGAGAAGCGGCGTGAAGTTATTCGGGAGCGGGTACCGCGCTGCGATCGCCGTAAGCGCGTTTGACGCGCCAATACCGACCGGAGCGAACGTGAGCGGAATGCCCGCGCTCGCTGCAGTCGTGCTCGACGTTCCGAACGGGAAGATGGTGTTGGTCGTGAAGCCCACGACCTATCCTACCTTACTTGACCGCGTAGCCGTAGACGAGGCAGGTTCCGGTCGCCGACGTCTGCGTCACGACAACTTGCACCGCTACGAGTTGTCGATCGTACGTGAGTGTTTGATTGACTGCCGTGAGCGGATTGACGACCGTACCCGTGCCGGACTGAACCGCTTCGGCCGGAAGTTGAAACCAATTCGCGCCCGTAGGCGTCGGCCCGTACCCGATCCACCCCGACGTTCCGATGTCGGTCGTTCCGTAGATCACCGCGCTCATGCCCGTGAAGGTTCCACCGAGTTGGAACACCCACTTGGTCATGCGCTTGGCTTCGAGCATTTTCGGCCCGGACGTGTACGGTGAAATGGTCGTTCCCGCGACGATCGTCGCAAGGACGATCGGTGCGGTATTACCTACCGATTCCGATGATACGGGCACGAGTTAGGCGATGTCCGCAGTCCACGACCATCCGCCTGCCGACTGCGAAGCCGGACGGTAGGGGATCGGGTCGACCGGGACCACGGCAAAAGCAAACCACAAGTTTCCGTTGACCGCCCCGCCCGAAGCGTAGCGCAGCGAGAGTGCCGTGCCTTGACCAAAGATCGCATCCGGCTCGGAGGTTGCGAACGTCTGCGAGACACCGCCAACGAGCGTGACCGTCTTGTCCTGCGGTCCCGTGAAGTTCGGGAACGTACCCGCTTGGAAAAGACCCGCGCCCGCTGCCTGCGTGGTCGTCGGTGGTGCCGCACGATCCGAACTGTCAGCGACGAGAACCGCCGAACCGACTTCCGCGCCCGTTCCAACGATGAAGTTGAAGGCCGTGATGCCGGGAGACGCCGTATCCGCAAAAACCGTCACGAGCGGAATCTTGCACGCGAAAGGCAAGAGGAAATACGCGCGGTTGGTCGCGTTCGTAGACGATGCCACGATCGCGAACGGCCCCAACTGCTCGATATTCATTCCCGAAAACACGACGGCTTTCGGGCGGTGGCTCTTTGTAGAGATGCGGTTAGGCACGGATCACGCTCCCTGCGAGCCTACGATACCCCGGCCATCGCCTGCGCCGAAGACGTAGCGATCGAGCGTTGAGTGATAGAGCGTACGCGCGTCGTTGTCGTACCACACTTCTTGCGAGTGGCGAACTTTCATCGACACGAAGCACGGGTGTGCGTCCGAGCCAAGCTCGCCCTTGCCTGCGGAGACGAACCACGGGAAGGGACCCGCGCCGATGTTCGGCTGCAAGTAGCGAACGACCATCGGTTCGCACTTACCGAACTGCACGTTGATCCGGTTCTCGTCCGAATTGGGGTAGAACTTCGAGCCCGTGATCTCTTCGGCAACCTGCCAAAGCCCGGTCGGCACCACGAGGTACTTGCCCGTGCGGTAGGTCGCGAGGCCACGATCGTCCGGCAGCGTCGAGAGCAGGATGTCGGCCTGCGTCTTCGTCTCGACCGTGAGGGCGACGGCACCGAGGTAGTTCGAGTACGTCCCGCCCTGCGGCCCGGCGAGCGTGTGCGCCGACGAGCAAAGTGCTTGACCGTCCCAGATCGGGACCGAAGCGTTGAACGCTTGATTGAGCGTGTTCCAGACGTTAAGCTCCACGCCTTGGTCCGCTGCGAAGCGAAGCAGTCGCGGGAACTTGCCGTTGATATTCTGAGGGTCTTCCATCCGGCCTTCGTACGTGATGCCGTACTTGAGCCCGAAGGTCGAGTAGGGGAACATGACCGCCGTGCCTTCACCACCCTGGTCGAGTGGCGTAAGCGCGCCTTCGGTCTTTAACTGCGGTGCGCCGAATCCGAAGATCGGGAGCATCTGGAAATACGACCGAGCTTTTTCGCCTTCCCAATCGTTGAACCACAGCGACCAAAACTCGGGCGCTTCGGGGTTCGACTTGTCGAAGATGCGGGTGACGACCTTGGTCTGCGACTGAACGAAGGTATTCGTCTGCATGATGCCCGAGGCCGAGCCTGCGAACAACTGAAGATCGAAGACGAAGGTCGACGTGGTTTCGACCGTGACGTCGAGGGCGATGTCGTGCTGTTCGATCGTATTCTCCATGTTAGACCACCGCCGAGTTCATAAAGCAGATCACGCGCGCGCCAAGATCGCCGACCGTACCTTTACCGAGCACCACACCCGTGGGGAGCAGGATGTTCGGGCCAACCGCCTTCGCGAAAATCGTCATAGGTTTGTTTGCCTGTGACGGATCGAAGACGAACAAGTTGGTTGTCGAGTCGAGTAAGAACCCGCCCGTCGTTCCGTAGTTCGCTTGATACGTTCCGCCCGATTGCCAGCCCGTGACGTTCGAGAGACTGATCTCGAAGAGTTGGTTGTCGAGGAGCGGGTACACCGCCACGTCGATTGAGTCTTCGGGGATGAGCGGCCCGCCCGCAAAGGCTTGGGTCGTTCCAAAGACGCCCTGCACGTTGACGGCAGAGTTACCGCCGTACGGACCCCAAATCTGTTGCTCACCCATGTTCGCGATCCCGAACACGCTGGCGTTCGTTCCGGTCGCCGCTCGGGTGAGAACACCTGCGGCGATCGTCACGAAGTCACCGGGAAGGATGACCGCCGTACCCGTATGACCCGTACCTGCCGGGGCTTTCCGGGGGCCAGGGGGCGAATTATACGCCTCGATCTGGACCTGTGGGGGCGCGTACGCAATCGTTGCCAAACCGAAATCTCCTGAAGACTAGGTGCTAGGTTCGAGAAACCCGGTTATGGGTAACTTCCGCCGTCGCACCGATTGCGCCCGCACCAGGGTCGCTGTTTTCAATACCACTATAGAAGCGGTCGATGTTGCCCGCAACTGCTTGAACGCCCGCGCGCTCTTTTTCGCGGAAATAGCGCTCCCAATTATCGGGGCTCACGGCAACGAGTGCGACGTCGTAAACCTGACAGAGCTTCTCGCCCGAGGGGGTCGTGTGTGTCGAAAAAGGCAACCCGCAGTCACGACGGATCGCGTCCTTCGGAACCGGGATGTAAATGTCTTGACCGATCCGGGAGTGTGCGATACCCGCCTGACGGTGCTTTTTGAAATCATCCGAGACCTGAATCCAGGCGTACTCGAACCCAGGATGGTCCGCGCACCACTCTTCGGTGAGAAACTCGTGTGCGTTCTCGCCCGTGATCGCAAGCTCCGAGTTGTGGTCGGCCGTACGGAATCGAGACCCGAGGTAGGGGTCGGCATCGACGATCCGACCGCCGGGCATGACCACTTTCTTACCGGGTGCGCGAAGGTCTTGTTTGTACTGCCGCATGACGCTCTGTGCGGCATCGGCTGCCATCTCGGCAACGGTCGTTGTGGCTGCGCGTTTACCTGCCATCTACTTACGCCCCCCGCAACTGACGTTGCTCCTCACGGTGCTCTTTGATCATTTCCTTAATGTCGTTCGCGTCCAGACCCCCGGCTTTCGCGCGCTGGATCATGTCGCGTTCGAGCGGCGAGTAGCGCGTGCCGCTGTTCCCGCCGAGATTCCCACCGCCGGACGCACCGCCGCCTTTGCGCCCGCCGCCCATGCGCGGGGGTTCGGCACCACGGCGAGTCTCGGTGTTTTTCTTTCCGGCCGCACGATTCTCGCGCAGACCCTTGGCGTAGGCTTGGTCCCACGCCGCTTGCAAGATGTTCTGCACGGCGGCGGCGGGGTTGGTCGCGATCTGAGCTTTGACGGCAGGCGGCGTCTCGTCGACCTGCTTGCGGAAGGCTTTGATCGCGATGGCGTACTCTTCGGGGTCCGTATCTTTCATGTCGCGAGCGAAGCGGTCGGCAAACGAATCGACGACCGAAGCTCCCGGTACGACGGCGCGGGCCGCGTCTGCGGCGCTGCGATCCGCGTCGTACTCTGAAAGTACTTTCCGCATCGCCCCTTTGGGGTCGGTGATAAAGGCTTGGTCGAAGTCGTCGCCGATGATCTCATCGACCGACTTGCGCTTGACGACAGGTGCGGGTGCGGGCTTTTCGACGGTCGGGACCACGCGGAGACGCGCGTCTTCCTCGCGCTCGCGACGATCGCGTGCAAGTTGTTCTTCGAGCGCGTCCGCGCGAGCCTTTGCCTTCGCGGCCTCGACCTTGTAGTCGGGCTCGTCTTCTTTCTTCGGTTTGGGATCGGATTCTTCGATCTCAAACTCGGAGAGGTCGATTTCCTCTTCCTCTTCCTCGGGTTCGTCGTCTTCGGGCTCGTCGTCTCCGGGCTCCTCGGCCTCAGCAAACAACTGAAGGTCTATGTAAAAAGGCCGAAACTCTTCGACCGTTTCGTCGTCTTTACTCACCGTCGAAATCTCCTGTCAAAAGAACGCGCAAGTACTGTGGAATGGGGAAGCTCGATCGCTTGTAGATCGCCTCGATCGGGTTGTATATCGCACGGAGGGCTGCTTGGCGAGCGCCATGCTCGCCGTCAGGGACCGTGCAAAGATTCTTGTGGATGATCTTTGCCTTTTCGATCACCTCGTGCAAGTAAATGTCCCACGCCTCCGATGAAAGCAGGTCGTTGACGATCTCTTTCTTCGGGTCGGTGCCTTCTTTGTCAACGATCACGCGCTTGGGGCGACCCATCGACTTCCAATTCGGAATCGCCGCCGTACGGGTACGAACTTCTTCTGGGTCGATAACCGACACGCTATGCGGCTCCTAACTGCGGGGGACCCATCTGCGGGGGATGCTGCGCCCCTTGCGGCGGCGCGCTCCCACCTCCCTGCTTGGGCGGCGGATTCTTCGAGTGCGATGCGATTTGGAGTTGAAACTCGCGCTCCTCTTTCTGCTGCGCGGCCTGCTCCATCTGTTTTTGTTTGTTCGCGGCGTCTTCTTGCGTGCCGATGATCTTCGGGATGTCCTCGCGACCGAGACCTTCGAGCACCATCTTTACGACATACCACCACTTGGAGAGGTCGCCCGAGACGAGCGGGTCCTGCCGAAGCAGCGAGTACGCCGTCATTGTCTTCTGGAATTGCGCGTCTTGATCGAGACCGCCCGCAAGGCCCGTCACGTCGAGTTCGTACCCGTTCCCCCCGTCTGCACCGAGCACGTCGAAATCGGGCTTGAGGTTCTCGCCTTGGTTCATCACGGCACCCGCCGTGTCGGCGTCTTCGTCGTCGTCGTTGTAGCCGTACTGCAACGTCAGAAAGTGCGTTTGATCGAGCACCTTCTTCATCGCCCACCGCACGTTCATCGCCATGAGGTCGATAATGACGTTCTGAGACATCTGCCACGCTGAGGCTTGCTTTGCAGAAATCTTCTGCCCGCCTTGCGTGGCCTGTCCCGGTGTTGCAACACCGCAAAGTTGCGCGGCCTTGGCTTCGAGCAACTGCTGCTCCTCGAAGCTCACGACCGGAACTTGATAGCCCTGCATGAGCAAGCCAATGTCCGATGGGTCGTCGACTTCGTAGTCGACGTTCGGACCCCAACCCTGCTGCTGCGCTTCGATCCGCACGTTGCGCTTGTGGTAGCGCGGGGCTTGCAAGAGCAAGTCGATGAGGTCAAGGCGTTGGTTGTCCATCGCCGAGGCTTCCTCATCGTACGTGCGCGTAAGCTCCGGGATTCCGCGCCCGTACGCACGTCCAGGACGCGGCAAACCCGCCCACATTTCAATGTACGGTGATTTTCCGTGCCAATACTGATACGGGCCGATGCCGCAGAGAATCTTCGAGGCGTCGTGGATGTAGGCGACATTGCGCTCGTAGTTTCCATCGCCGTCGAGATCGTACTCGGTCGTGATGTAACGCCAAAACATGAACGGCCCGCGTTGCTTGAGGCCCGTGCCGACGTCGGTTGCCGTATCCGTTATGGAAATCATCCCGTTCATTTCGTACGTCGAGCGCCGCCACAGTTGCGTTTGCTCGTTGTATCCCGGCGGGCCGTAGTTGAGGACCTCTTCCACGGACTCTTTGTACATATCGCCCGAGGCAACCATGTCCCAAAGCTCTTGCTCGTAGAACCAACACCGCTGCGCGGTCGCCGCCGCGTCGTCGGCGGACTTCGCCGTTACGGGCACGAGTACGAGATCGGCAAGCTCGACCGCTTCGGGCTTTACGCCGTTGTACTCGACGATTTTCGCTTTACGCTTTGTCGTCTTGTAGACTTGCTTGCCTTTAGCGTTGAGCTTTGGCGTGCCGTCGTCGTTATTGACGGCCACCTTCTCGATCATCGTGCGGTAGGCGACTTCTTTGACCCACGGGACGTAGATATACGAGGTGCCGTCGAGCAGCGAGAGGTGAATCGCGTCATCGTGCGCTTGGTGAAAGGGCTTCGTGTAAAACATGGCGTTGTAGTAGCGTGCGACCTGCTCTTGGTTTCCGGCTGCAATATCGCTCTTACCGGAAACGACGTACGGCGTCTTCACCATCACGGCCGACATGAGCCGCGAGCGCACGTCGTTGAGCGTCTTCGCGGTCACGCCTGCCGAAACGGAAGCGGCGTTCGGCCACGGATCGTCACGTTCTTCCGTGACCATCTCCGCAAGGTCGCGCCAATACTCGATCGCGTCGTCGAGGCCCTCGCGCGCACCGAGAGCCATCTGGATCGACTGATAGATCGAGAGGCCGAGTTCGTCTGCGAGTGCGGGGTCTAAGGGAACGGAATGAAACGCAATGTCTTGATCGGGAGACTGCGTTTTTGTGTTCTCGTTCATATCCGCCGCTTCGGGCTAGGCCCGAGCGTTTACTTCCGTTTCTTGACGGGTTGCTTCGCCTTCGAGATCGTCGCCTTCTTGCCAATGCGCTTGGGGACCGATCCACTCTTCTTCCCGCTGCCGCGCATTTGCTTCGCTTCAAGTTCGGTCTGAGCTTTGGGCATCCGCTTCCGCATCGCTGCCGTGCGCGTTTCACGGCCGATGCCTTTGTCGGCGTTCATCATGCGTCCGCCACCGTCAAACGCCTTGATCCCGCCCGCGCTTTTCTTGTCGGGATCGACGTACTTCTCGGATTTGAACGGCTTAATTCCACCGGAATCTTTCTTCCCGCGTGCGGCCATTTTTTTGCGTCTGCCTCCTGAAAGTACTTTCGTCTGCGCCTGGGCAAACGTGTTCGTCTGCACCTAGAACTTTTTGATCGGGTCGGTTACTTTGGCGTGCATCTCGCCCGCGCTTATCACCGACATTCCGGCGTGAGTACCTTGCGGCATGTGACCCGTCATCTTGCCTGATTTGAAGGGCTGTTGCGGGGGAACCGCTGCGCTCCTGGCCTTGGCGCGACTCGCGGCCGAACCTTTGGTGCCTGTGACCGAATACGATTTTCCATCGACGTCATAGTCGTAGGTCTTGTCAGCCATTAGATTTTACCTCCACCCTGACGCATCCGGGCGGCGAGGTCCTTGGCGGGTCCGGTCGGGGCTTGGGCAGGTTGCTTCATCAGCACGTTGAGCCCCCGGTTCCCCTCTTCCATGTTGAGGTTCGTGCCCGCGCCCTGCATCATTCGCTTCTGAAGCGGTTCCGCACGAGTGCCCTGTGCTTGGCTCTTGCCCATTTTACGGGGTACGCTGCTCATAAAGTCTCCTAACGCGCCTGTCCAGCAGAGTTTGAGTGTACCTACGAAACCGACCGGAGCGCAACGCGACGGGTCGATGACGAGGGTCCCGCCGACGCCTGCCACTTCGGGCGCGGCGGGGTGTTTCGCTCGGCGTGAGCGGCATATTCGTAGTCGTAGGTGTCGATTCCGTCGTACTCGTTTGCCGGGCGAACGATATTGTAGTGCTGCGCGAGCGAATCCATGACGTCGTAGTGATCGACCTGGGGGTACTCTTCCATTTGGTTGAGGAGATCGACGGCTCCGTTTGCGACGAACAACATGTCGTCGCGAAAGAGTGGTTCGAGCACCGTGTCGATGCGCGTTAGCTTATTCATGGTCGACGGAGGCCGAGCTTCAACGATAAACGGCATGTAGAGTTGGTGTTCGGCAATATAGTTTTTGAGCAGCGTGATCCACACGCCCGACTGTCCGACGACTTCTATTGAAACCGTGTGGGGTCGGTAGTACATGATGTACGCGGCCACTTTTTCCACGACGTTATTTGGGGTGTCCTTGATCGCAACACCCTCCAAAACAAACCACCGCCGCTCGGGGTCGCATCCGACGACGGTAAGGCCGTGATAGTCACTCTCACTCGTAGGCTTATGGCCCGCCGTATCCCAAGCAAGAGTCGTAAGAACGGAGATAGACGCATCCCCGACTTCGAGGATAGAATTAGCCGAATGGAGATCATGGAAGAACTCTCCGTCGAACGTGTACTCGGCGATCGACGGGAAGAGATTCTGGGAGTCCTCGATCGTCTCGTTGAAATACTGCGAGCGGTACAAGTATTCCGTCATAGTCGGCTGACGCCGTGCGTCTTCGAGGTATTTGGCGGTGAGACGCGAGGGAAAGTAAAGGTTCCCGTTTGCATCGCGCGCGCCACGGATGAGCTTCTTGTACCGCCGAGCCTTCTCGGGGTGTGGATCGCCCGCGAGCGCAGCAGCCTTCACGGCTTCGGCGTCCTCTTTAATGATCTTCCCGTATGCGTCGTGATGCGACCACCGAGTCCCGATGATGAGCATGAGTCCGCCCGGCTGAAGCATTGGCGTCATACCGCCGATGTGTTCGTAGACTTTCTGCCGGACTTTCGGGGTCTGTACGTTGTCGCGTGTATGAACGTCGTCGATGATGATGACGTCGGGGTGCGAGCCTACCTTCGGTCGGTCAACACCCGAGGTGTCGATGGTGGGATCGACCATAATCATCCCGTCTGAGTTGGTACGCGGCAGAATGTTGATCGCCGATTCGTTCCAAACGTCTTCGCGGAAGTCGGGACGCCAATTTCCAAAAAGCGCGCGGAACTTCTTGTTATGCTCGATGTGCGCTTTGATCGCACGCAAGCGAAGTTGCGCGACGTCGTGACGATACGAGTCGATCAAAAATCGCAGGTTCGGGTTCTTGACGAGCAAGTACAAAACGAAGCACACGACGCCAACCGTCGACTTGAAACAGTCGCGCGGCACGAGCATCATCCCGTACTCTCGCCCATCACCCGAGAACGTCGGATCGGGCGCGAGAAGAACGAGAAACTCGCACATTTCCTCGTGCGGCTGGGGGGCTATGTCCTTGTACCCGAGCACTTGCGTCGAGAACCGATAAAACTCTTCGGCCGAAGGCGGGTTCGTCCGGTATGCCTGCGCCTCTAGCTCGTTCGCCGCCTTATCGCGGTTCGCCGCATCGCGATCCGCTTTTGCTTTCGCGGTGCGCTGTACGTCTTCCACGTTTTTTGACTCGCGTGAAATTTTCGCATATCGACCCGATGCAGAAAGACGCTCTGCTTCCGCAAGAGCGTCCCTCCGCACTTTGGCTGCGCGTGGATCGGGCAACTAGCTCGTCGTGGCGGGCGGCGTGGTTGCCGGGGGCGTGGTTGCCGCAGGCGGCGTGAGCGAGGCGAGAAGCGTACCGCCCGCTGCCGTGTCCGCCTTAATCTTCGCATCGAGCGCCGTAAGGGCGGCAATCGCGGGCTGCAAGTTGGGCGACCCGGCGGCAACCTCTTGCTGCAAGGTCTGGATCGCGGTCTGGAAGCTCTGCCCGAGGGCTTCTTCCGCCGCTTCGTCCGTATCAAGCGTTGCGACGGCTGCGTTGAGTGCGTCGATGTCTGCCATTTCTTGTAGTTGACCTTTCAAGAGCGAGCGAATGTCCTCGCGGAACTGCCGCGAGAACACATAGAAGATCAAGAGTTACGAGGTGATCGGAGCGATCGTGACGTTAATGTCGCCCGACTGAAACGTGCCCGTCTG